CGGTTTGTGATTTGGATTTATCTCACTATAAATTATATTATTCATCAAATAGCAGTGCACAGTTTACTGATAGTTCTGTTTCGTTAAAAATATCAAAAATTGCCAGACCAGCGACATCAATTACTTTTGCCGCCCTTGCTGGTAAATTCTTTATTACATCGGTAGACAAAACTGGAAATGAAAGCACCACGGCAACAAGTACAGTCGTGCTTGCAAGTGAATTACCTCAACTTGGTAATACAACTACACAATCTGAAGAAACTGCATTTAGTGGCGCAAAGTCCAATGTCACGGCTTCTGGTGGGTCATTAACATTGACCAGTTTCTCATCCTCTGGAGCAACTGGCACATATGACTTTGACCATGATGGAGACAGTTACATAGATGTTGGAACGTCAAGAACAGTTAGGCTTTCTTCGGCTGTAGTAGTTGCCCGTAAGCATTCAGATGCAGTAGGAGGGGAATTAAATTGGGATGATATACCTCAAAACTGGGACACTTGGCCTAATAACTTTGACACTTGGACAGATGAAAATGCCGAATTTTTTGATTTTAGTGTATTAATCCAAGCAAGGACTGCGGCAACATCTTCTGGATTAAGTAGCGCAAGTTTTATAGATGCAAGCGGAGAAATTGTTGGTAGATTTATAGAATTTAGAGCAGTATTATCAAATTCAAATTCAAAGATTACACCTAATATAACAGCACTAAGTGCAACAGTGGAGTATTAATATGTCACAACATGATTTTGTAATTGCAAATCAAACCGCAAATTCAGCAAGGCTTGATATAAATGCTGGTCTACAGGCGTTAGCATCAAATAATAGTGGAGATAGCGCACCTAGTACAACTTACGCTAATATGTGGTGGTATGAAACAGACACTAACCTTTTAAAAATACGCAATGAGAATAATACTGCATGGATTAACGTAGCCTACGTTGATCAGAGTAACAGCGTATATGCAGTATTAGATGATACCAAACTTGTTAATACATCTGGAGCTGAAACTGGACTGCTTGGTGGACAGCTACAAAGCGCTTGGAATGCTGGCACAGGAACAACTGAGAGTTTAATATCACCAACTAACCTTAAAGGTGCTTTTGATACCTTTACTGTTGTTAGTCCTATAAAAGCATATGCTAACTTTAATGGCATGGGAACTGGAGCAGGTACACCTACTATTAGACACTCAGTAGGTATATCTGCTATCGCAAGAAATAATACTGGTGACTACACTGTTACTTTTACTACTAATCTAATGCCTGATGCAAACTATGTTTTACTAGGTACTGCTGGACACCCAAGATTTGACAATAGGGCTTCCTTAGAAAGTTATACGTTAACCCAAACTACTTGTAGATTTACAGTAACTAACCACGGAAACCTTGGAAGATCACAAACAGATTATGTTAATATAGCTTTTCTTAGATAGGCAATAAATGGCACAATGTATCAAAATTACATCGCATGGGGTAAATAAAATCCTAACTAGCATAAATTTTGAATATCGTGTATTGTAGCCATGCATATGCAATGTTTTATAGGAGGCCACAATGGCAACACTCGGAGATCGCGTCTTTGATGCAGGACTTTCAGCACTAGACACAGAAGCAAACAAAGTTCTGGTTACTTCTCAGGAAGCAACTACTTTTACTGAGGCGAATGCAACTTATGCCTTGGGTAACTCAACAAGCCTTTCAATAGCCGCACCATCTGATCGTACTGGCGGTGGTAGAAAAGTTACTGTAGCCGCAGTTTCTGATGGTTCAATTACTGGAACTGGGACAGCTACACACTACGCAATTGTGGACACAACAAACTCACGTTTATTGGCAACAGCGGCTTTAACGGCTTCTCAGTCTGTAACAAGCGGCAACACATTTACTTTGGCTTCATTTGATATTGGTATCCCTGACCCAGCGTAATATTAATTAGGAGTTTTGCATATTAATTAGGAGTTTTGCCTATGGCGCTTGTCATAAAAGATCGCGTAAAAGAAAGTTCAACGACAACTGGAACTGGCACTTACACACTGGCAGGGGCGGAGGCAGGATTTCAAACCTTCTCAGCAATTGGGGATGGTAATACAACATATTATGCCGCTACTGACGGGACTTATTGGGAAGTCGGTATCGGAACATATAGTGCATCTGGCACAACTCTAGCTAGAACTACTATTTTATCATCAACGAATAGTAATAATGCGGTAAGCTGGACTGCTGGTGAAAAATTAATATTTGTAACTCAGCCTTCTTCTAAAGCTTCTTTCTTAGATGCAAGCGGTAATTTAAACTTATCTGGCGGTACAGTAGACGGACGTAATGTAGCGGCTGATGGGGTTACAGCAGACAATGCTTTACCTAAAGCTGGCGGTGCTATGACAGGTGCTATCACAACTAACAGCACCTTTGATGGTAGAGATGTTGCAACAGATGGTACTAAGCTAGATTTAGTTTCTGTTACGCAAGCTGTTGACCTTGATCAAATGGAAACTGATATAGCGGCTCTTGCTAATGGTATGGTATATAAGGGCGATTGGGATGCATCATCTGGTAGTTTTCCATCGGGCGCGCAAACAGGCTGGTTTTATTATGTTTCTGTAGCTGGCACTGTAAATAGCGTTGCTTTCCATGTTGGGGATAACATTGTTGCAACTACAGACAATGCATCTACTAGCGTTTATGCTAACAACTGGTCTAAACATGATAACACAGACGCAGTACAATCAGTTGTTGGATTAATTGGCTCTATTACTAAAAGCGAATTATTAACTGCAATAAATGTAGAAGATGGCGCAGATGTAACAGATACAGCTAATGTCACAGGTGTCCTTACAGCCCTCACAACAGAAACTACTATAGCATCAACAGATTTAATCCCAGTTTATGATGGGAGTGCTAGTACATGGCGCAAAGCAACCATTACAAGTGCCGCCCTTCAAGGAACTAAGGGTCAAAAAGGCGAAGTAGGAAGCACTGGAAGCACTGGTAGCAATGGTTCAAAAGGACAAAAAGGTGCAGTAGGTGTCACGGGTGACACAGGAGGCGTAGGTGCTAAAGGCCAAAAGGGTGAAGTCGGAAACACTGGTAGTACTGGGGCAACCGGCTCACAAGGAGACCAAGGGGTAAAAGGCCAAAAAGGTGAAATTGGAAATCAGGGTGTCGCGGGTGATAAAGGTCAAAAGGGACAAACTGGTGCAACTGGCGCGGCGGGTGCTACAGGTTCAACTGGATTAACTGGAACAACAGGTTCTAAAGGGCAAAAAGGCGAAGTCGGAACTACTGGCAATACAGGCGCTAAAGGTCAAAAGGGTGAAGTCGGCTCTACAGGCAGTGTGGGGGCTAAAGGCCAAAAAGGTGAGGTCGGTTCAACCGGAGGGACAGGTTCAAAAGGACAAAAAGGCGAAGTTGGAGTTACTGGGAATACAGGAACTACAGGTGCAAAAGGCCAAAAGGGTGAAGTTGGGGCAACTGGTTCAACTGGCTCACAAGGAAGCACAGGGAATACAGGTTCTACTGGCGCAAAGGGGCAAAAAGGGGAAACTGGCTCTACTGGTTCTGGTGGTGCGACAGGCTCTAAAGGTCAAAAAGGTGAAGTTGGCGCAACGGGTAGTGGCGGCTCTACTGGAGCTAAAGGTCAAAAGGGTGAGGTTGGCTCAACTGGCTCTACAGGCGGAACTGGAGCTAAAGGTCAGAAGGGCGAAGTTGGAGCTACTGGTACTACTGGTTCTAAGGGACAAAAAGGTGAAGTAGGTTCAACTGGTGGCACTGGAGCTAAAGGACAAAAAGGTCAAACAGGCGCGACAGGTTCAACTGGAAGTACTGGAGGTACTGGAGGTACTGGAGCAAAGGGGCAAAAGGGACAAACAGGAAACACAGGAAACACAGGTAATACTGGTTCTACAGGCAACACAGGCTCAACTGGCGCAAAAGGCCAGAAGGGAGAAACTGGTTCTACGGGTGGAACTGGTGGAACTGGTCAAAAGGGTCAAAAGGGTCAAAAAGGACAGCAGGGCGCTTCAGGCGGAACTGGGTCAACGGGTCAAAAGGGACAGAAAGGCCAAACAGGGTCTACTGGGGGTTCTGGTTCTGCAGGTTCTAAAGGTCAGAAGGGAGAGATTGCTTCTGGAGGTGGTAGTGACGAAGTGTTTATTGAGAATGGACAAACTGTAACGTCTAACTATACTATAACTAACGGCAGAAATGCAATGAGTGCAGGACCAATAACAATTAACGCTGGCGTTACTGTAACAGTAGGTGCTGGAGAAACATGGACGGTGGTGTAATATGTCAACAGTAAAATTACAAGGTAATACAAGTGGAAGTGGATCAGTTACTTTAGTATCTCCCAACTTAAGTTCTGATATAACTGTAACTTTACCTAATACAACTACAACTCTAGGCGGTGTTTCTACGGATCGAAATACTGTAGGTACTTATAGTATGGGTGGGTCTAATGCTACATCATGGAATATTGGCTATGCGGCTGGAGCTACTGTTGCAGGAAGTACTATAGGACAAGACAACACAGGAACTACCTATCGACTACCCGCTAAAGACAGACATTATTATTATAGGTTTGCAACACAAGGCTTGTCAGGTACTTGGAGAAATATGTGCGGACAGGCTAATGCGGCTGATACACACTATGCTGGTACTTTGTGGTGTAGAATATCTTAACAACAAAAAATAGGAGGCGTTTATGACCGATCAAGTAATAATAACACAAGTGCGTAACGCAAAATCTCTAAACTCAGATAACACCTTATTTGATGTAGAAATTAAACATCCACAATATGATTGGATACCATATACATTAAACCCTGATGATACAGATATGACTGTGGATAATAGTGTATTACTTGAACTTATTGGCTCAAACTATGCGGTATATGTAGCACCTACTCAAGAAGAGTTAGATGAGAGTTTATCATTATCTCTAAGATATGAACGAAATGAAATATTATCACAAGAAGTAGACCCTATAGTAACTAATCCTCTACGCTGGGCTGATCTTACAGAAGATAAACAAGCGGAGTGGACACAGTACCGAACTGACTTACTTAACCTAACAGATCAAGCTGGGTTCCCTAATACAGTTACATGGCCTACAAAGCCAACATAAAGATACGAAATACTTATGAGTAATTATAGAGTAATATATGAAGACCCTGATTATCCAGAGCAACCAGCTATGGTTCTTGTTCCTAGTGACAACTGGATAGCTGATGCTATGTCAGGAAAGCTACCACCTATATCTGTTTATTGGGAACTACAGGATGACGAACAAAAAGCTATTGATGAAGGTAGGCATGATAATTTTAAGCATGATCTTAGTAAATGGGAAAAGCAATTTACTTTACCAAGAGTAGGTAAGTTAACCGAAGAGGAAGCTATGGAGTATTTAGTTATGAAAGACATACCTAGAAGAGTGTGGGCTTTCGAATATAACAGACCCATGTTTAAGATTATTAAAACAGAACAAGTCCCTATCGATAGGCAGTTTAGAAACGCATGGGAGATGGCACAATGAGTACAATAAAAGTAAATAGTCTACAAACTACAGCTGGTGTTGAGCTTTATCCTAACAAGGCTTGGATAAACTACAAAGGTACTGGAAGTGTATCTATTCGTGCCGATGCTAATTTCAGCAGTATTACAGATACTGGAACAGGTAAATGCACAGTAACTTTTTCAAACGCACAGACTGATGCCAATTATGCGACAGCAGCATCTTGTAGTGACGTCACACCAACAAGTGGTGGTAATCAAAGTGCAAATATTAATTCCACAGCGACAGGTTCGTTTGTCCTTCAATGTGCTGGGTCTAATACTATTCAAGATGCATCAATAGTTTCTGCAATCGTAGCAAGGTGAAATAAATGTCTATATTTATAAAGATTGGCGCAACAGAATACAACAGCGCAAAATATGAAATACCAGCAGAACGTACATTCCGTGAAGGTTGGGAAGCAAACTCAGATACAGGTATTATATCTGTAAACATGGATAAAGCTAAAGATATTTGGCGTGATAAAATACGTCAAGCTAGAGTAAAGCCATTAGCAGATTTAGACACAGCTTATATGAAGGCTCTTGAAACGGGTGCTGATACAACACAAATAATTGCTGATAAGCAAGCGCTAAGAAATTCACCAGCATTATCTTCTATAGATGCGGCTTCTACAGTTGATGAATTAATTGCAATACAGCCTATTCCGAATGTTGTTATAGAATAAACTATGAAAGTCTACCAAATTTCCCTTTATTGCGATGCTTTTGACGCAAGGGGGAAAAGTTGGGAAGATTTAGAGGCTGAAACCGGCTGTAAGCCCGATAGAGCTTGGTTAGACCCAATACATAACCGAAGGTTGCTTAAAGCAGAGTTCGGTTGCTCTGTGAGCCATTTACGCGTCTGGCAGAAAATTGCAAAATCTGGCGTTTCTGGAATAATTTTGGAAGAAGACGCAGTATTCTCTAGTTTTGATGTCTCCGAAATTGAAGGAATTTTAAAATCTCACCATAGCGTTTGGCTAGGCTATAGAGAGAATACTCTGGGATATTGGTACAATGCTCATGCTTATGCCATAACTCCAACAACCGCATTAGAGCTTATAAATGGCTTTTCTAATGCGATTATACCAGCAGATGAGTGGTTGCCCTTAAAGTTGAAAGGCAGTTTTAACTATTTTTATCGTCCAGAAATTGTTAAACAAATACCAAGGTCACAAAGACCATCAACTATAGAGGAGGATAACATGACGCAAAATAATAAAAAAGACTTTCGAATTGTTACTGTAGCAACCGAACACTCAAAAATGTGGGCTTTAGAGCAATCTGCGGAAAAATACGGCGTAAAGGTAGTAAACCTTGGGAAAGATCACCCTTGGCGAGATGAAATGACGGGCTTGGCCGGTATGCCAAAAATACAATTGATTAACGAATATCTGTCAACTGTCCCAGACGATACCATCATACTTTTCATGGACGGGTATGATACATTTCTTGCGGACAGCCCAGAAACTATTCTTGAACGCTACTTTCAAATAGACGCCGATATTGTTTTTGGGGCAGAAAGCGATTGCTGGCCTAAAGAACATGATGAACACTTGTTTCCTGATACTGGTACAAAATATAAATACCTAAACAGCGGTTTGTATATCGGTAAGGCTAGTGCAATTCACAAGTTTGTTTCTAGCTCTGTAGGCGATGGAAATAGCTACGGTGACGACCAGCTTTTTTGCCAAAGAAGATATTTGCAATATCTTAAAGGTGGTTTTGATTTTACAGTAAAACTTGATTATGAAGCATATATTTTTCAGAACCATGAGCCTGAGATTAAAGTTGTTAAAGGACAGCTATGGAACGACCTAACAAAATGTTGTGGATGTATATATCATGGCAATGGTGGAGTTTCGGCTAAAGATTTTTTTGTAGAAATGGCAAGCAAATTTGGATTTACAAAAATAGAGGCAGAAGTTGTAAGCCCATATTATTTGACTTTAGATTATAAAGAAGTTGCTCAAGATATATTGGTAACAGATTTTTTAACTGAAAATCAATGTAAATTCTTAATAGATAAATCCGAAAGCCTTGGAAATTGGGGTTCTATGGATGGCGATAAATTTCCAGCGCAAGAAATAAGACTTAAAGAATTGGGTCTATGGCATGAGTACGAAAGGCTTTGGCATGAAAAATTAGGCAAAATTTCTGAAAAGTATTGGCCACCAATGGAACATTACGGCCTTAGAGATGCTTTTACTATGAGATATACAACAGACACGCAAACTTCTCTAGCATTGCATACAGATGCATCTTTGGTAACTGGTAGTGTTAAGCTTAATAGCTACTATGAAGGCGCAGAACTAATTTTCCCAAGACAGGATTTTTCAAATATTAACGTAAAAAATGGTCAGTGTATTTTATTCCCAGCACAAGTTACACATGGTCATTATGTAAATGAGTTAAAATCTGGTGTAAAATATAGCCTAACTATGTGGACAAGCCGTTATAGTGGTGACGTAAATGGTTAAAACATTCGTTGAGATTGGTTCAGCTGACTTCAATACATGCCTTCCTCTTGCGAAGTCAGGTTGGAAAGGAATTTGCATTGAGCCAGTACCATATCTTTATGAGAGGGTAAAAAAACAGTATGAAGGATACGATGTTGAGGTAAGAAATCACGCTGTATCAGACAATAATGGCGCTTTAGAAATGGCTGTAGCGCGTGATGAAGGTTGGCTCACTGGTTGTTCTCATATTATTTCTGAAAACCACATTGGATACAAATTAAGTGAACACCCTGATAGAAAAGGTGACTTTGAAGAAAAGATTACTGTTGGTTGTTCTACCCTAGACTATGTTATGTCCCTTGTGGATTATGTCGATTTTCTGAAAATAGATACAGAAGGCCATGAACTTAACATTATTATGAATTATTCTTTTCGAACAAAACCAAGATTTATTAAGATTGAGCACAAGCACGTTGATGATATTCTTTTATGCTCAAAGCTAGAAGAAAATGGTTATTTGGTCTGGACGGAAAAAGATGATATATATGGTATAATTTAACAGGAGTTTTATAATGTCTTTTGGTGCTAGTGCCTTTGCAAGTTCGCCTTTTGCTGATGCTGGCACAGAAAAATATGAACTTAGTGCTGTTGGAATATCTACATCTGCCCCTGTTGTTGGTAATTCAGATATAACTGAAGACAATAATTTTGGCGCAAATAATATTACTTCAGGATTGCCGACTGTCGGAACTACATCTTTTGGTCAAATTCATGTAATATCAATCAATGAACTGATTTCTGGAACTCCTGATGTTGAAATTGCAACAATGTTTGAAGATGAAACCTTCTCTGCATTTGATTTAGTTTCTAACAGGCCAATCCCATCACTAACGACTATCGCTCAAGAGCATATATTTAACACTGGTGAATTGCTTTCAGGCGCTCCCGATGTTCCAGATCAATTTGTTAGCGAAGGTGAGAAATTTACTACGGGTGATCTTTCTTCAAGCGCACCATTAGTAGCTACAGCTACAATCCTTCAGGAGCATGCGGTGCAATCTGGAGAGCTATTAAGTGGAGTTCCTTCTGTACCAGCGCAATCAATGTCAGAAGATGAAACATTCTCAACTTCAGACTTAGAAACTGGAAACGTGGCTATCTCTGGCTCTACTATCATTCAAGGTCATAATTTTGATGGTTTGAACATTAATACAGGCAGTCCATCAGTACCTAATACATCAGCTTTTGAGCAGGAAACTTTAGAAACAACAAATCTAGTAACTTTGCAACCAATTCTGGGCAATGCTGATATTACCGAAGAAAATGCACTTTCTGGTACTACGTTAGTTTCAAGCGCATATATACTTGATCAAGCCGATATTTCAGAAGAAAACATTCTTTCTGGAGATGATATAACGGGTTCTTCACCTAATATTGCAGAGGGTGTGATGATTTGCGACCATGTTATCTCAACTGCAAATTTAAACACCGCCCCCCCTATAGTTGAAGAAGTTTCTGCATCAGAGGAAGAAACATTTACTACGAATGAACTTTTATCTTCAGCTTTCATTATTGATGAAGCTACATTTAACCAAGGGCATGAATTAGAGAATGATCGCTTACTTACTGGTCGTCCTATTTTGCCAGAAATTACCTTTGTGCAAGGTCACGAATACAATGCGAATAATATTTTAAGCGGAGCTCCCACAATACCAACGCTAGTATATAATGCGGCATTAGGCAGAATTGCAGAAGAAGGTTTAGAGAGTATAAGTCTAGCAGAATTAGTAGTTAGTGACCCCAACACTGGTACATTAACAGTTCAGAAACCAAATAGCGTTGAAATAGCCGCGTAAAAGTTGTAAGGAAAAGACATGGCGTTCTTTATAAAACAAAATGATACATCACCTGCATTACAGGTAACACTAAAAGACGGAACTGGTGCTGTGGTTAATTTGACCTCAACATCGGTGAGATTTCACATGCGTCCAATTGGAAGTTCTACAGTTAAAATTGATGCTACCGCTACAATATCAAACGCGGCAAACGGGATTGTTTATTATCAATGGGCTACAGGAGACACTGATACTATTGGTTCTTTTGAGTGTGAATTTGAAGTTACATACACAGGTGGAGAAATAGAAACCTTTCCAAATAATCAATTTATTGATGTAGAGATAACAGATGACATCATCTGATGGGGGAAAAATGCATGGCATTACTAAAGCAGAGTTAAAGCTCTTAATATTAGAAGCCGCAGAAAAAGGTTCTGATCGCGCTTTGGCGCGGATTGGCTTGCATGACGAAAACGCCGTTCATGATGTAAAAGAATTGCGTGACTTGTTAGAAGGGTGGAGAGCAACTAAAAGTTCAGTTGGCAAAACTATTGTTAGGTGGGTAACATTGGCAGTATTAGGTTTTGTAGCAATAGCAGTATGGTCAGATATTAAAACAAAGCTCTAAGGGTATTGATTATGAAGATTATTCAAATTGTTCTGTTGTTTGTTTTCTTTTCACTCCCCGCAATGGCCGAAGATGATGATACAATAAAATCTGAAAGCACAGTAAGATCAGATGGTACTATGGAAACTACTATCAATAGCCCACCGCCTTCTGCGATAACACCACAAATAAGCGCAAGTAATTCTGATTTATGTACTGTAGGTGTAGCAGGGGCAGTTCAAACACAAATATTAGGCATATCTGCTGGTCGAACAGTCAGAGATATGAATTGCGAAAAGCTCAAAAATGCAAAGGTCATGTATGACATGGGGATGAAGGTCGCCGCTGTTTCAGTCATGTGCCAAGATGAAAGAGTGTTTGACGCGATGATGAACGCGGGGACGCCCTGTCCCAAGGATGGGTTGATAGGCGATAAGGCTAGATTGGCTTGGGAAATGCAAGCTGTTGAAGATCAAATTGAATATGAGCAAAATAGTCCAGTAAGGAATATATTTGATGGCAATACGGAAACAAAAATTGGCTTGGGGGTTATTATTAGCACTCTGGCCTTCTTACTCGCAATGTGAGCCATATACTTACGGAACAAGCTCAAACGCCGCTAGTGCCGCTTTAAGCTGGTCTATGGGCAATATTTTGCCTTCTGGAAGCGGTTTAGACATAAATGGCTTAATATATCGCTATAGAACTGTAAAAAACACTGAAGATGATATGAAGGTGCATATTGGCAATAAGAATGCTAATGGTGCTGGATATATATTTAGAGAAACAGATGATTGGTCAGGAGTGCCAAGCAATACTATTCTCAAGCAATTTTCATTAGCAAACATACCAGCACCTAATTGGGGTGATGGTTCTATTGAAATTGAAGGGCAGGGTTCAGTAGAAGACGCTGTTGTTATTTATACATTTAGAATGGACAAATGTTTTGACCCACAAGCTGACCCAAGCTGTGCTGGATATAAAGAGCCTATACCTGAAATACCTGAATATGAAATATACGATGCACTAAAAGATGATGCTGTTGTAGAAAATATTGAAGATGATTTAAATTATGACTATGATGAAGATGAAACTAAAATTGAAGATGATGAAGAGGAGGAAAAAGAAACGCGCCTTGAACTTGGTCTAACTGCATCTGCCAATGCAATGACACTTTTAAGAACTCAAGGTCAGTCTAGTATCATCAATGCTATGAATATAAAGACTAATATCGACATATACTATAATTCTGCAATAAATGGTGGTATATATAAAGATACAATGAATTTAAGTGACGCGGAGATACCAGATAATAAAAATGCTTTGCGTAATAATTTAGCACAACAAGTTTTGCATAATAAGTTGGTAGATATGCAGTATAATAAATGAGGTACAAAATGAAATATTTAACTATGATTTTAGCTACTTTTGCACTCCCAGCACTCGCCAATGTTGATATTGTCGGAAACGTAGAAGCTAAATGTGTAATACAAACAACTAAATCTGGCGTATATGGAAACCCTATTGCTAGTAAATTAAGCACTACACCAGCAGATGGAGGTGTATTGCCTGTTATTAGATATGATGTTTCTATAGCAGATGCTTATACAGCTAATATAACACACCCAACATCGTTTAGTTCATCACCATCGCTTACTGATACAGTGGCATGGACAGGAAGCACTAGCGTAACTCAAACGTCTGTTGCTGGAATGTCAGGGTATGAAGCCGCAAAAGTAGTAGTAAATTCAACCACAATCTTTGACTTAACATTGGCTGGTTCTACTTGGTTTTCTACAGCTTCAAGTGCGGTCTATGGAGCGGCTAAACCTTTTTCTGGAGGTACATATACCGCTTCAGTACTAGCAACGTGTATACCAAAGTAGTATTATTTATACTTTTTACTATTCTAGGCTTTATGTTGGGGGGCTATGCTCAAGCTCATGAGCAAACCCCAGCGTATCCTAAAATAGCACCATCGCATGTAAATGGTGTTGTTAAGGTACAATTGCAATTTCTGAATAGACGGAAAGAAATAAATTATTATGAAATAGGTTTATTTGATAAGAATTTTGATGAGTTAAATTTCACTACACAAAATAAAATAATAAAAATTGGATATGGAGAAAAAACAGATTTTGATGTTTATTTTAGGAAATCAGACTTAGATAAAGCAGTTTATATTTGTACTGCATCAAAAATTTTAAAATCAAATAAATCAAGGGCGGTAGTATCGTCCATAGTATGCTCAAAATTAGGTGGAGAGCCGCTATGAGATTAGTATTTGCATTATGTTTTATGGCTTCAACAGCAATAGCAGAGAATAGTTCTTTGTCTCTTGCATTGCCAAGCCCACCAATGAATTATCAATCAGACAGTTTTTCTACAGGTAATATGCGATGTAGCAATGCTGTTGGCGGTGGTGTTAATCTTGAATATGGCGTTACAGGCGTTCTTTCTGGATTGGATACAAACAGCAAAGGTCGTGATATAGGTGTATATGCAAGAATTGTTATTCCATTAGATAAACCTAAAGCGCGAATAAATTGTAATGACCTATATCAAATAGAGCTAACACAGCGCAGATTGGAAATACAAAAGCTACGCGATGAAATAGAAGCGCTTAGAAACTTACAAACTGAAAATTTGGAGTTTGAATGATGGTCGATACAACAAAAATAGCAGATGAAATAGACGGATTAGCTGATAAAGAAGTAAAAGTTGGTGGAATGAAGCTATCTTTTGCATCAGTTATGGCAATTTTTGCGTTCATTAGCACTATTGTAGGTGGTTTATATGGTGGGTTTGTACTTTATCAAAGAATTGAAGCTGTCGCTGGGTTGGATTTAGACGAATATCAACAGCAAATGCAGATTATGGACGCAAAGGTTTCTGGTATATCTATAAAAGTTGAAGAGAGCGTTGAATATACCCGTGACATAAAAAATGGGCTTCGGGATGATATTTTAGGCATAGAAAAACAGACTGATCGTGTGGAAGATACAGTTAGAACAATTGAAGATAGCGTCGATAACCTTCTACGGGAACACGAAACAAAGATACGCAATTTGATTGATGCGGCTGATGTGCGTTTTGAAAATCAGCGAGAACGTGTTAGGATCTCCCAAAGTGGTGCGATGAAAGAGCTAGAAGATAAACTAAATAAGAAATTACAACGGGCTCTTGATAACCCGTTATCTGATTAAGGAGAAAATAAAATGAGTGAATTTGATAAAATTGATACAGATGGAAGCGGTACTATTGATAAGTCAGAATGGGACGCGCTAGAGCTGGAAAATCGTCGTAAAGTTATGGAAGATGAAGATGCCCAGAGAGACTCACAGCGTCAAATGGCTTGGTTTTGTCTTTGGGGCATGTTGTTATATCCAGCTGGTGTTGTTGTTACTAGCGGCCTAGGACTGGACAAAGCCGCAAATATTATTGGTGATATGGCTAGTATATACTTTTTAAGTGTTGCTGGTGTCGTCGGTGTTTTCTTTGGTGTTACTAAAATGGGCGGCTCTAAGCCAAAAAATGGTGATTAATCATGTACCAATATTTTGTAAAAAATGTTTTAAAAGTTGTTGATGGTGATACCATTGATGTTGAAATTGATTTGGGCTTTGATTTGACTAAAAAAGAACGTGTCAGATTAGGTGGTATAGATACACCAGAAAGTAGAACTAGAGACTTAGAAGAAAAGAAACTAGGTCTTCAAGCTAAAGATTATCTCAAAAGCTTAATCATGAACGCTGATAAATTAATTGTTAGAACAGAAAAAGATGGCAAATTCGGAAGAATGATTGGGTATTTATACATGAACCCTGAAGCTACAGTATCGCTAAACCAAATGCTCATAGATGAAGGTTTCGCATGGATGTATGATGGCGGTACTAAGAAAAAGGATTTGCAAGAATTACGTGATAAAAGGAGGATGCAATAATGTTAGCAAGTTTAATTGGTCCAGTTACAGGTTTATTAGATAAAGTTATTGAAGATAAAGATCAAAAGGCCGCGTTAGCCCATGAGATCGCCACAATGTCCGACCAGCACGCTCAAGAGGCACTTATGGGGCAACTTGAGATAAACAAAGCAGAAGCCTCTAGCGGGTCTTTATTCAAAGGTGGATGGCGACCATTCATAGGCTGGGTTTGCGGTTTTGCTTTTGCTTATCATTTTGTACTACAGCCCCTTATAGTCTTTGGTGTAACAGCCGCTGGTGTTGATATGCCAGCTTTACCAGAATTTGACATGGGAAGCTTGCTTACAGTTATGATGGGTATGCTAGGTTTAGGTGGACTTAGATCAGTAGAAAAACTGAAGAAAATTGAGAAATAAAATGATATTAAATAAAGGACAGGTAAGTCAGCTTCTTAATGGTAACGATGAGTGGGAAGATTGGGTGAAGCCTCTTCAAACGATGTTGCCGCAATATGAAATAGACACTCCTAATAGAATTGCTATGTTTATGGCTCAATGCGGTCACGAAAGTAATAACTTCCGCGTTTTAAAAGAAAACTTAAATTATTCTGCGAAAGCTCTAAATATCATCTTCCCAAAATATTTTGAACGCGCTGGGAGAAATGCAGACGAATATCACCGACAGCCAGAAAAAATTGCGAATGTTATATATGCAAATCGCATGGGTAATTCTACGACTGAGAGCGGCGATGGCTGGCTACACAAGGGCGCGGGTGTCATTCAATTAACCGGAAAAAATAATCAAACTGCCTTTGCCGATAGTATTGGCAGAACACTTGAAAGAACAATTGAATACTTAACTACTAAAGAGGGCGCTCTTGAAAGTGCGTGTTGGTTTTGGAAAGAGAATAATTTAAATCGTTATTCTAATGATATTTTGAAAGCTACGAAAAAAATCAATGGCGGGAAAATTGGCCTTGAGGATAGAAAGCATCACTATGAGGACGCTTTATCAATACTAGGTGGAAAGGTAAATCCTGCTCCGCGTCCAACACTTTTAAAAGTTGGCTCTGAAGGTGAAGCAGTAAAGCTAGTTCAAGAAGCAGTAGGTCTTGAAGCTGATGGTGTATTTGGTTTGATAACAGAAAAATATGTCATGGCGTGGCAAAAAGAAAATGCTCTTGTTCCAGATGGTATTGTAGGAATTAAAACTTATAAGAAGATGGTAGGGTAAAAAATACTTGCATTTTTGCTAATGTATCTTCATATACCTCTGGTGGGTGGATTAATCTAACAATAACCATATAATGCGAACCGGCGAATTATGTCATTGTTGGTCACGTTGCTACCAAATGCGCTAACATTACTATCAACGTCCACCCACACGATTAATCATTTAATATTTGATCTGCATTTCTTGGTAATCTTGCATATCTAATAATGTTATTCACAGAAGTTTCTTTTAAGTCTAATATTAATGATATTGTTTTTGCATCAAATTTTTTGTGCATCAAATCATTAATTCTTTTACCATCTTCACTTAATTTAACTTTTTGTTTTATTCTTCCTCCTAAATTATCATGTTGTGAAGTTTTACCATATGCATAAATACTTTCTTTTGATTTTTTTGCACCAGCAGTCCCTTTTGCTGAAAGTTTCATCAACATTCCAACTTCATGTTCTGTAGGATTTCTTTTTTTAATTTTTTTGAATTCCAGCAGATAGTTTTTCATTTTTTGTGCTTTCTGATTTTATTTTTTTTAACAAGTATTTTATGTGATCTGAATAATAATACAAACACTCATCCTCCATAGATTTACTTAATGCAGTTAGATGTGCTTTTATAAATTCTTCATTTTTCATGGTGAAACCATAATCTATCAATCTTTTTTAAAGTTTCTCTGGTAGGGAAATGTTTTTTCGAATGTGATGTTTTCCCTTTTGGCTATTTGATAAATTTGCTGTTTGCTAATCCCAAGCTCATTAGCGGCTTCTTTCATTGTTTTCCCTGATTTGGCTTGCTTCGCAATTAGATCAACTCTTTCAGACATTTGTCGCTCCAATAGCTTTTTCCATTTTGACATTGATTAGCCTCCTAATTTAAAAATCTAATTCATTACTTAAAATGATATCAATAATGCGCTCTTCATCATGCTTTTCAATTTCATTTTGCAAGCGCTTAGAGATCGTTTTGCCAGTTTTGGCTTTAGAGTACCCTTCTATCTCTACAAGATGCTCTTGAGGCTCATCTGAGAAGCCAGAGGGAGGGTGATAGCTGTACGAAACATTTACTTTTATTTCGCACCCACGATATTCAAGATCAACGTCGATATTGCTCATGATGTTATCTCTTTAAAAGGTTCTGCAAGTGTACCATCATAAAAAACTCGGCGGATAGATGCAGATGTTTTACCCATATTAGTGACCCAATTTTTGGCAATGATTTCTCCTTGCTCGGGGCTATCAGCATCAAGCTCAATAAAATGTTCAAGATTTTCAGTCCGAACATGCACAACGAATGCTGGCTTGCGCTTTAACATGCGCTGATAAGCGGCTTCTTGTGATTCAAGAAATTTTAATGTATTTGGCATTTTTAACCTCCGAGTAAGTAATAAAATATATTAAGCGGCCATTTTTGGCCAAAAAGCAAAAGCAACAAACCCTGTTGAAGCAACAACGAACATTGAACCTTCTTCATCGATGATCACATCACCTACTGATACAGATGCCATACGTGAATGTCTTTCAATGCTTTCTTCTGGACCGATATTACCAATGTGAAAAACTTGGTTTAAGTCCTTTGCAGTGATAGTTGAAACATGCGTGTAATACTCTTCAGCAAACGCATCACCGGCAAGTTGAGCAATTTTCGTCCCCCTAAAGTCCATTGACATAGACATTTTCATTTTATACGCGGGGACTTCTTCACCAGCATTAACCGCGTCAACGATTTGGTTTGTAAGTTGGATTTGATAAACTTTAAATTTCATTTTTTTGACCTCCAAAAGATGTTTCATGAGGACTATATTATGTAATACTTTGCCAAAGTAAAGCTTTAATTTACTATAAAAGCAAAAAAGTTGGAGCTGAATGTTAACCCAGCTCCAAATACCTATATTATATTTCCGCGAACATCTTAGATGACATTGCTTCGGCTACTTTCTTTTCACGATAACGTGTGGTCACATCTGGTAATTTTGCGTCCATAGTATGTGTAGACCAGTGAGTAAGAGCATTGTAGACAGACCATTTATTAGAGCCCATACCGCGCTGGTATTCGTCGTAGTGGCCTAAGAGGTTGTTAAGCTGGCGCTTATTGAACAACTCATCACTGCTTTTTTGGCTCATGTTTACAACTTTTGCTTTAAAAAACTTTTCCACATCTTGACGCTCAACTTTAGATTTTGTGTAATTTTTCCAAATGTCATTTTGATTGTGGAATATTTCTAAGCTGTTTTTGATAGTCTTTGCCGCATTCTCAATGTTTAGGTTTGTAGTGTGACGCGCCCAAACTTTTGAGATCATATCACTGCTTACCATCCCATTAAGGCAAGCTAAACGATATCCATCTGCCTGATTTTGATAAGCCCAAGCACCATCATAGCTATTAAAAGCTGTAGCGCGGAACGATACATAATCACCTTCGATTGGCTCTTGAACCAAATCATTGAACAAAACTTCAACTTTCAGTTTCTTGCCGCTATCAATGCAATGAACTTTAAATTCAAAATCAGAGCTAATATTGGCTTCTTTGATAGCTTCATACTGACCATTAACTATTTCGTCGTGACTGATCATCCGGTAGTTTTCTGAGTGAACTCCCATAAGGGTGTTTGTATCTGCACGAACTAAAGCTTTCTTGCCTTCTATGATACCAAGACCTTCTACCAATACAGGACGCTCTTCGACCTCAAAGTTCCAATCATTATCGTTTGTAAAATCTAGCATGTTGACCTCCTAAATGCTGTTTATATAGGAGAACTCGCTTTTATAATGTAAGAAGACAAGCAACTTTTTTCTATTATAGAAAATTAATGTATGGTTTGACCTTCATCAATGCCGCTATAACCTTCAAGGCAAAGGTAGTCCCAAACATCATACACTGTAAATTCTTCTTCATTTCCTACCCAGCAAACAATAATAGCTTCACCTAAACCATTCTTTGCGGAGAATTGAGTATTAGTATTTATGGTGAGTGTATGTTCAGGATACATATCAGCAAGATGTGGGATCATCGCTCCAACAATAGCAAGATCACACTTTTCACCCATAGCAACATAAACAGTCTTTATATCTTCTCGCATTGACAGCCTCCGAAGTTATTAGCATTATACACAAATGTTGACGGATGATAAGAAGTTTGAGGTTACTTTTAAGGTTATTGGCGCTCCAGTAGGGAAAGCTAGACCAAGGTTCACAAGAACTGGTCATACATATACCCCAGCTAAAAGCAAAAATTATGAGAAGAAAATTGCTCAAGAAGCTTGGGTTGCTATGGCAAATAAAAAGTTAAACCCTACCGAATGTTCTGTTCATGTTGAAATGGATGCTTATTTACCTGTTCCGGTAAGTTGGTCAAAGAAAAAACAAAACCAAGCAAGAATGGGGGCTTTGCGACCATCTAAGCCTGACATTGACAACATTATCAAAGCAATCTTAGACGGATGCAATAAAGTTATATATAACGATGATGCACAAGTTCATAGCATAAGGGCAAGAAAGCTATATGAAACTTACGAAAACCCACCTTCAATAGATGTTAAGGTATCTTGGGTATAACTATAATCCTCACCATATTTTTCTCTCCATAAATTCGGCTCTTTATGAATAGCTATTTTGGTATTATCCCAAAGACCTTGGTGATGGCCTTCACAAAGTGGTATCGCAGTTTTGTCAGGGCGCTTTTTACCCGAAAACCTATCATGTATCGGGTGGTGCGCTTGAGTTGGGCTTCGCTGGACTTCTCCAAATCTTCTGCAAATACAACACCTCTTCCGCCGCACTTCCTGCAGATAATTTCCATCTTTCTTTTCCTTTGGTTTTTTTGGGTTAGTCCACATTAATTTTTTGCCACCATATACGCTTCATAGAAAATTATCGCCGATTATATTGAAGCGTGACGTTGGAATGTACCTACATACTTCTATTTCTTCAGGAGCATTCAGGCGATTGGTATTTTTTAAAGTTACGCGGAAATCAGGTTTTTCCTGACCTATGTTATTCACATCAATCCATCCCGTGTCTTGTGACTTTGCCCAGTGAACTACAAAAAGAGATTTAATTCCAGTTATTTCTGTTTGTTGTCTGCCAGCAATGAGCTTAGTTAGGCTGATCATGATGCTATCAAGGTCATAATATTTATAATTCAGAACCCGCAATTCAACAAAGGCTAATGGGTCTTGGCTTCTATGTGCAATGCAATCATATGAAGAAAATTTATGTTGATGCTCAACTTTGCAATTCCATTTTTTAGCTAAAAGATTTGCAACATATTTTTCCTTTTCGACATGGCTTTTATTCAAGTACTGTGGGGTCATATTGTAAAGTCTCCGATAATTTAGCCATAGCTTGATCAAAATATTCATTAAATTCTTTTTGATTCATTTTGCTGTAGGCGATGCTGTCAGGTATGTAATAAATACCTCCAGATGCTTGATTAACTACTGTTCTGTAATGTCCGCAAAGCATCTTTAGATCATCGTGCAAATGCGCTGATGTTGGCCAGAGGTTAGTATCTTTGACTACTTTACCTAAGATTGCCCAATATAATTTATGATGTGGGTTTGATCTATCTGCTACAGGTTTTACATCATAAAGCTGACCATTTGGATGAGCTTCTATTTCATCTGCATCATATTGAGTGAGGGGCAAAAACTGCCCTTCACGCTTTTCGACTTGAAGCTTGGGTTTAAAACGGGATTTCATCATCTAAATCTTGCTGTTGATGATTTTGTGTTTCCGGCTTTTGGTATTGTGCCATTTGTTGTTGGCCTTCATCCATTTGGGGTCGGCCACCAACAAGCTCAATGTCTTGCACCCTACAGTTTAAAGAGCTTTTACCATTATATTCTCTCATACTTAACTCACCATCCACATAGACCTTAGTGCCTTTGTTTAAAAATGGAGAGAGATTTACAGCTAAAGCGCCCCATAGTGTGCATTCAATATAAGTGACTTGTTTAGTTCTGCGGTCATTTCTAGCAATACTGAAGTTCAAGACCTTTGTTCCATTAACTTCTCTTAATTCATTGTCTCTTGTGACATTTCCGATAGCGGTAATTTTTAGCATTATAACATTCCTAATTCTAATTGACGTGTTTCTAGAGAGTGTTCTATTTTTGTAGCAAACTCTGCATCCTCTTGTCTTATTTCTTCAATAAGATCAAAACCATTGGTAAGTTGTGATGCTAAC